TTCTTTCAAGAGACATTGCAGAAATGTTAATCAGGCTAGGATGTTACAGCTTGGAAGAACGGGAAAGCATTATAAGCGACGCAAGCAGTTTTTTAGGAGGTAGGTATATGGAAGCAAGAGAAGAGGGATCAGGCAAAAGAAAAAAGAAAATAAACGAGGCTCTTGTAATTGTGGATAAGTTAGCTAATGACTAATTGCCACCAATGCCGTCAAAAACGACGGCACGACCGAATGGGAGTGATGGACGATTTTGAACCTTATTGGCTGACGTTTTTCTTTTTTATTCGTCAGTCAGTATCAAAAAAAAAAAAGAGCATTCACGGCACTTGTCGCAACCGCAAAATGCTCAATTATTTTATTTCGAGTGACAATATAATTAATTTATTATGAAAAATCCGACTAAAAAAGGTCAAAAGTTTACAGCATACGGTGAGAATTACACTGTCAAAGGTTTTGCAGGTTCTACTGGTATAGAATATCCAACATTGAATGAAGCCAAAAAGAATAATCCAAATGACAATTGGATAGGAATTATTAATACAGAATATGGAGGTATGTCAAAAAATACGGAAAGTTTTCTTGTTTAATTTATTTTCGCTGTTCATTCATCTTTTTTTCAAATGGCAGCCAATGTTTAGCTATGCGCGGCCCGCCTTAGCGGGTTGGCGTATAGCGCAAATTAGATGCCGTTTTTATTTAACCTCAAATACAACCATGAACGATTACATAAACATCACCTGCGAAGACAACATGGAGCTAATGGCTCGTTATCCTGATAATCATTTTGATCTGGCTATTGTTGACCCGCCTTATGGCATATCTATTGACAAGCACGCAAATCACGGAGGCGGGAAAAGGCCGATAAAAGTTTATAATAAAGTGGGGAAAGAATGGGACAATCAGCCCCCCACAAAAAAATACTTTTGTGAATTAAAAAGAGTATCTAAGAATCAGATAATATGGGGAGGCAATTACTTTTTAGATAACCTTGGCAATACAAGATGTTTTTTGATATGGGATAAAATACAGGAGTTTAGCGGGGCTGACTTCGAAATGGCTTGGACTTCATTCGATAAAGCAAGTAAGTCTTTCAGAAAAAGTAGAGTTGAGTTTCATAACGAAAGCAGGAAAATACACCCAACACAAAAAGCAATATCTCTATACCAATGGATACTCACCAATTACGCAAAAGAAGGTTACAAAATACTAGATACTCATATCGGCTCAGGCTCAATAGCAATAGCGATTGACTCAGTAAACAAAATTGAGAAGATGAACTTAACCCTAACGGGTTGTGAACTTGACCCGGAATACTACGACAAAGCAATGGCGCGTATCAAGCAAAAAACCGATTGGCAAAGCCTTTTTCAAATGGCAGCCAATAACAGCAACAACGCACCCATACCGGCAAAGGTGCGTTGTTGCACAGTACCTGAGCAAGCCAAACCTTGACAACTTACCCCAAAAGTAAAGGGATAGATTGACGCCGCGTCAGTCTGTCCCTTTTTTATATCGAGTAGTACCACTCTGCAATCTTACCGTGTTTGAGGTCGTAAAGAAACGCCTTGCACCGCCTTTGATTGCCGGTGTACATGTTGTCGAAGTGCCAGTTATCGGTAGGGGACAATGATGGGCAAACCTCTGATTCGGTGCCAAGATATTCGTCCTTGATTGTTCTTCGGAACGTTTCTACCAGCTTGTTCTTGTGAAGGTGTCCGGTCCGAACAAATCGGTATTTGGCACTAGCATTTAGTTGCGGAACGTCAACGCTAAAGGAATCGTGTAGTTTTTCAATCTTGACCTTCTCCCCGTGGCACCACATGATAAGGTTCTTACCCCAAGCTAGATATTTCCTATCGTGGCCGGAATTGTTCACATTGACCCGGCTGTTCCCCTCAAAAAGTCCCTCTAAGTAATCCCCTACGCGGTAGCAAGCGTCTTCGTCATGATTGCCCGGAACTATAACGACCTCTATTTTAAACCGCTTAGAAAGGCTTAAAACGCTTCCCGCGACACATTCGCGAACGAAAGAATATAGGTGGTGATAGTTGGCGCTGTACTCCATAGGCGTACCGCGCTTTGTGCTGCCCGTGTTCGAGTTGATGTGCAGTAGGTCGTTGCCGATTGGCAGTATTAACGTACTGACCTCTTTAGGTGCTTTTGATATATGGAATTCAACGGCCTTGAGGTATTCCCTTTTTGAATTTTCCAACGACCAGTCCTCGGCCTTGTAGCTAAAAGGCATTTTGCCAAAATGATGGTCGGTTAACATGATTTCCAGCGCTAGGGGGCCGGTAGGTTGGGGGTCGTTGTACTCAATCGCTAAAGGTTCGACCAGCTTGGTAAGTTCCGCCTTTAATATTGGCCCGGTGTCTAGCACCGACTTGTATTTCCTCCATTGTCCGCCGTGCTTGTCCGTCGTGACCCGGTCTAGTGCTAGGTGGTCGGGGATTGTTTCGTCTTGCAGGCTCCGCCGCGTGTGGGTCGTGCTTGTCACCTCGCCCCTTGCGTTTCTTTTTTCCTTTGTCAAAAGTAGGGCCTCGGCAGAATTGCCGCCGTCCAAGAGTTTTCGGATTACGCCGAGAGACTTCACCGACGAATCGATACTGTCGTGAAAACCGCAGTCCTTCATTATTTGCGCTATCTCCCTATTGGATTTTCCCGCGATGAAATGCTCGCTTAGTTTGCTAATGTTCATGGTTGGCGTTTTGCCCCCTTAGCCCCGGCCGATCATTACGACCAACCGGGGCGGGGAAAGAAAAACACCAAAAACCCATGTTCTTAAGTAGTCTCGATAGGGTCGCTTCCTTTGTCGCTGTCAGTATCAATCACAACGCGTGTTTGCCAAGGCTTGTCACGGAAAATACGCAAGACGATAGTACCAACGGAGAACAGTACGGGGAAGATCAGGTTAATGTCTCCCGCTGTAAGTACTTCGATCAGTTGAGCAATGACGCCTTCTAGCTCGCTAGAGTAAGCGCCGAACCAGCCGACAAGACCACCGATGGCGGCAAAGACGTAGGTAAGTACGTTGCTGGTGTATTCGCCCTTAATGCCCTTGGCGATCCATGCACGGATAAAGCCGATAAAGCCGACACCAGACAAAAGGATTGCTTCAATGAATAATCTGATTTCTTCGGCAACTTCAATAGGGAAGCCGAAAAACTCAAGGACGGCGAAAAGCAAAAGCATGATCGCTTGGATGTTGAAGTTGGCGGACTTCATTACACCCTTAGTTGTTTTAGTAATTGCACTCATAATTTAAAAGGTTTTGGATTTCGGGAGGCTGCCCGATCAGGTTATTCTTCCTCGGCCAATAGGCCGGGAATTACTTTCTTTACGCGTCGCACAATGTTCACGCCGGTCACAGTTTCCACATTCTCCGCGAAGCTAAAAAACTCCGTTATGCAAATGCCAAAAGACACGACTTCGGTAACGGGGACAGACGGGAAGAAAGTTACAGACATGTGCTCAGATACCGCAATGGCTATAAAGTATAGAGCGAACTTTTCGATGCTACGATAAAGCCCACGACTTCTGATTTTTTCGCCGCGCTTCTTTGCGGCACGAATGCCGGTTATGAAGTCAACGACCACAAGAACAAACGCCATGAATACGAAGGCCCAAACGGGGGCCATGAATGACATGAACGCTCCAACTGCGGCGGATAAGAACCCTAGCCAAAATTGTGAACTTGCGTATTTGCCAAGTACTTGCATTAGGTAGGTCATTCTTTGGTATTTTTTTCAGTTTCCATGAGTTTTAATATTTAATGATTGTTTGTGATCCTTGGCTAGAGACCAGAGAGTAAGCGCCTTGAGGAAGGCCAGCCATATTAATCTTATCCCCTTCGCCGCTTCTTACGACTTGTCCTAATGTGTTTAGCATTTGGTACTTTGACCGCGTGATCGTCAGAATATTAGACACGGGGTTAGGGAAGGGTTTGCGGTAGTTGTTCTTAATCCGTCGCTTGATCCATTCTTGCATCTGGGATTCGGTCATGTCCCAATCTTCGTCTGAATCCTTGCCTTGTGCTTGCGGAAGTGCCGCCTTGTTTATTGATAGCGTTTCGGGATCGCTTTCGCAAATGCGCATATTTTGCCACGACGTATGGACCAATCCGCGAACGTCGTCATCATTGATAAGAACGATGTGCGTAACGTCCCCGGTAAAGTACTGCCCGATAGGAATGGTAATAGTTTTCGTTTCGCCTTCTGCTACTTGCTCAACAGGTATTCCCCAATTCTGTGTCCCCGCAAAACGGAAGGAGCGATTAGGGCAGATGCCAAAAACGTTACTAAGTAGTGATACCCCCTGTATCTCTCCCGTATTCAAGTTGGTAGCGTCAAAGATCAGCTCGGAGAAAGGCGTTAACGTGTAGGTCCGAGATAACGCCCGCCAGTTATTCCCGTCAACCGTCACCCCCTGCCCTTCAATGTCCGTAACGGTCACGAATGGGTATCTTGATTGGTTGGCGTAATCGGTCAGGCTGTCGGCTCGCAGGGCTATGTTTTCGCAATCGCCGTTAGGAGGGGCAACACTAAAGCAAAAGCCCGTAGTCTCTGATACTTCAAAAGACTGCCCGCTAGCTATTTCGCCTGCTTCGCCATTGACAACATACATACCCTCTGAACAACCGTACCCTGCCAAGCCATCTACGTCGTACATCGTGAACGTGTAGCAGCCGTCAGGAAGGCAAAAGGTATTCGCATGGTAGGTGTTCATTTGGTTCTTCGGGTAGGGTTCAGAAGCCCCTACTATCTCCCCTTCGCCAGTTGTCAATTCCCATCGTGTTTCATGTGGGTAGTTATCTAGTTGCAGTTCAACGATTATTTGATTCCCTGAGCAGGTGTCGGGTTCGTCGGGTCCGTCTTCACATTCTACACAATTAGCCGCTGCAATTCTGTTCTTGATAACTGCTAATGGTTGAGGGCCAAATCCATTAAGGAAATTAATACCAACCTCGGGTACTAGGTGGCCGTAACTCATAACAGTAGCACCGTTCGTAGGTCTTGGCAGCGCATCACAACCGCCCTCCGTCCCGAATGGGCTAAGGTCATCAATGGCCGTGTTGTTCCCGTTCCAAATACAAGCATGTGTGTGGCCGCTGCCTAAATTATGCCCTAATTCGTGGGCTATTACCTCGACCGACCATGAGTAAGCAGGGTATCTCTCGTAAGTGTTCCTAATGCTAGAAAAGGAATAGCCAAATATTTCCCCGCAAATCACATCTACGTAGGCAATGCCTCCGCTTGCCTTATACGAAAGCAGCATAGCGACATCACCGCCATGAGCCGCGTTCAACGTCCTGTACTGCCTGAACTGATTTAGCAAACCACCCGAAGTAGTTTCTGTGTAGGGGCTTTCTGTCTCCCAATAGTAGGTGATGAAGTTTAGAGAAATTCCGTCGGCTTCATATAGTGCCGCGACTTCGGACAAAAGCCCGTCAATGAACGCGCTTGCCGGTCCAACGCCCCCGCGCTCAACTACAATGTCGTGGTCTACTTCGATATAAGCAGTAACGCAGTAATCGCCGTTCAACGGGTCAGCGTCCAACGAAGCGATAACGGGCGCAACCATTGCCGGAGTAAAGCAAGTCCGCTCCTGTGCATGGGCGTTCGACAGCAAAAGAACAAAAAGAAGTGATAGTAGATTTTTCATAACCGGGTGTTAGGGTTTTGGGTACGAATTATCGTAATCCTTCATTAAGTCGGTGTACTCGATGGTGGTTATTAAGTCTTCGGCCAGGTCTTTGCGTAACTCCTTAGAGTATTTTTGTCGCTTGCTTCGCCACTTGTCAATAGCCTTTTCTTTACGGACTAAAGCCCGTCTTGCCCTGCCTTCCGGCGTAGACCTAAAAAGGCCAAATGCGAAGGACAGCAACATTGCTAAGTCTTTAGCGCCGTCAACGATTTGCTGGAAAGTGGTTTTGTCTTCGGCTAGCATATTGAAGCAATTGCGGTTCCTAATATCCCTGCGATTATTGCCATAAAAACAATACTTCCACAGTCCATTCCTTTCGGTTTTGGGTGGTATTCTTCTTTCACTTCACCGGTGTTTTCGGGCTTAACAGGATCGGACGGCTGTTCTTGATTGTCCTCAACACGTTCGCCCACAACGTCAGGCTTTGCGCCACGGTCAATATTAATAAAGACCTTACCGTCGTTGAATAGCTCTTTGAATACTTCGTGAAGCATCTTGTAAGCATCGGTAGAACCAGCGCCACGGTAATTTCCGTCATCGCCTAGGTAGTACTCCGTGTTGCAGAGAAGGCAACTACGAGTGTTTTCGATTCCGTTGCCAATGTGTATCAGCACCAAGTCAAATTCTACCGCGTCCACAAATCCAATCACGAACTCATGCCCAAAACGTCGCTTGTACTTATTGAAGAAGCCCCCATCCTTTCGCGGGAATACTTCGTATGTCCTTGCATAGAGACGGGTCCAGCCGGGAACCTTTACCTCATTATATCCGTCTTCGATTACGTAGCACAAGTGGACCCCGTTAAGCATCAGCGCGGAAACTGTGCTATTTGGGGTTTCGTCAATGTGTTTTAGGTGTAGGGTTGTCATCACTGTCTATTCTAGCTTATCTGTTCTGATTGCAAAAAACTCGCCACCAGCTGTAGAATCTTCCCATATGTACGTTTGTATCTTGTATTCGGGGTGCCAATCACCAAAACCCCTTCCTGCGGACGATGCCGTGCCTAGCGTCAGGTCGTCGGGCCGTCGCACAAAAGACTTTCCGTAGTCGTTGGTTCTGTATCTCACTAACTGCCCCGAGTCTTCCTTGATTAGGAGGTCGTAAACGCCTCTGCTGGCATCAATGACCACAATCAGAGATAAACCTAGATTATACGTTCCGCTAGATGGGTTAATGGTGTTCGAGTAGACATCGTTCTCTGCAATGACAGCGCCCGTCCTGTCAAAAACTTTCATTGTTTGCTGCCAGTTCTGTACGCTGCTTTTGTGCGAATACGTAATTGCTAATATTTCATCGGCGACTTTTACGTCGCGCATTCCGTATTGCAGTGTGGTAGAGTTGCTATTGATCGCTCCCGCAACTAGGAAGTTGTCATTTAATTCGGTCTGGTCAATTGGGCCACTTGCTGCACAATCCTTCGAAAAGCCACCCGTACCGCCATTAACGTACCATACCCAATTGCCCCATGTTACGCCGTCAAAGGTGAAGAGTAAAAAATCTTGTGGATAAACAGACGGGCTGTTCAGTCTACGATCCAATGACAGGGCGAACCCGTTGTCAAGTTGGAACCCTTGGCCATAAGCCCATGAGTTGTCTTGATATGACACTATGAAAGAAGTTGTTTGAACGCCTTCTGCTCCAAGTGCTGTGCCATCAAAATTCGTCCACGTAATACCGTTATCGTCAGAAATCCAATTGACTACGCTCGGTCGGTAATGACGATTAAGGAGCATAAGCCTGCCATTTGCCAGACGCGTAAACTTTCCGTAAGAAAGATTGGTAGAGAAGGGGCTTCCCGCGACCGCCGCCCAAGAACTTATATCTTCCGGGTTAGTCGATCTACGAATATGCACGGGCGAATTGTGGCTGCTTACGCTAAGCAGTTTTTCTTGCGAAACGATAATGTACCCATCTGCTGATACGCAAATAGCCGGTTGAGCGTGAGTATCGGTCGCCCCCGCTTGAGGTTGCCCCCAATTGACTGGCGTACCAAACAAGCCGGTTTCCCAGTCAAAGTAATTGACCATCGCGTCCAGCCCCGGAGAGGTGTCAAAATAAGTAAAATATGTTCTAAAGTGAACTCCTCTATACGTCCAGCTCATCGTACCGTTGCCCGTGAAATTTGACACGGCAGGAAAGCTGCCGTGGCCGTAAGTCACCTCTTTAGGGTCAAAATTCACAAGAGACCAACTAGTCCCGTCATAAAAATATCTGCCCGTTCCATTTGAGAATTCGACGACAGACGTACTGTTGCTTCCTTGCGTGGTAGATTGCGTCCACCCGTCTAAGGGGCTTCCAGCGTCATAAGATTGAGTCGCCACATATTGATAATGTATCGGCAGTAATATGTCGTCAACGTTTCCCGACGCATCAGTGCCTTTTACCGTATTAGGGTCACCGGGTCTAAATGCCCTTTCGTTAATTGGAGCCTTCATAAAAAAGGTATTTTTCGCCGCAAAAGCGACAGGTTATTTTTAATTGTTCGGAACAGTTATTGTTCCTCAGAAAACGGCCTCAATAAAAGGCATAGCTCTCTTGTTATACTCGTTCAAATACCATACAGCCGGAGTTGACACGAACATAATTATTAGTCGTGTCTGCTGTTGGTGCTCCTACGCCGACAAACACAATGTCCCCGGCTGGTATTACTGTATCTACAAAATCGGCCTCGCCTAAAAAGGTGCTTTGATTAATGTTGTTAGCATAGTCACGAAGGCCAAAAAAGCCATCGCCACGGTTAAAGGATTCGTCACGTAAAAACGTGGTTGAAACCGTATTAGCCCCGGCCGTTCTGCTTAGGGAATAGAACACCCACCCCCACGAATTGTTCCCCACCGCGCTGTTGGTGTGGTGAGCGGTGAAGCCAACCAGTTTTACGGCAAAAGGAAACACGTAGCCGGCCGTTGTCCTTGTAAGGTTAGTTGCCCCAACATTGCCTAGATCACCGTTTAACCGCTCATCGTTCGTGCCTTGAATTGTTCCCGAATTAATCTCGTTAGGGTCTAAGAGAAATTCCCCTGAAACCTGCTCGATAATTAAAGGGTCAATAGTAGGCTCGGTGAGGGCTGCAATGTTTACAACATCCGCCGCTGACAACCCGTAGAGGGAGATAAGCGGCAAAAGGTCATCGGTAAAAACGGAAATATCAGCACCTAAAGAATAGGCTAATAGCTGGCCGGTAAAATCAACGGTGATTAAATCCCAATCGCCACCAGCGTTAACGATAATTTCCCTAACCTTTTGAAGCATTCCCATTACCGTACACGTTTTGCGGTGAACCTTGCGGCAATAATTTGGCAGTTAGACCCTACGTGCAACTCCTGAATCTTTAGCGTCTCGCCCGAAGTCGTTACTTCGTACAAAAAGCCATTGAATTGAGAACTACCTTGGTCTTGCGTTCCGTTACGGGCCGAATATTGACTATCTAAAGCCCCCGCAACGTCTCCTGCGCTGTCTACTAGCTTTACAGTAGTTTCTATACGGTTGTTAGCTAGAAGGTCGTACAGCGCGTGTACGGCCACTTCAAAAACCCCAACGGAATTAATAGTTAGCACACCCGTAGTATCGTCGAAGGCAAAAATGCTTTCTGTGATAGTAGGGGTGTCCCATCCGGTTACGTCTGTAAAGGCCGTTCCGCTTGTTTGCGCGGTAGTCTTTAGGGCTTGAAAGCATAAGTTTCCACCAACGAGCAAAGGGTTTGCCGAAGCATCGGTAACATATTGGCGAACGGCGTCTCCTTCCTTCAAGTAATATGTTGAATGAATGGTAGCGGAACCGGGTAACGCCCCCGCAACTTTATATGATTTCTGATTTTGCGCCATGTCTTACCAACCCGTAGTGGTCCATGTGTTTACCGTGTTACCGTCATACAGAATACAGCCGTTACCGTCCTCTGTGATCTTGTCCAATTGGGCCTTGTTCGCGTGGGTATGCGAATCGGTTTGCAGGGCTGTGATAGCCGTTGCATTAGTGCCGATGTTCGTCCCGTTCGTGACGATAGAAGCGGCGTTGGTGGTGATGCCTGTCTGGTTGGTGGTGATCTGCGTCCGTTCAGCAGCCGTAATGATCGCGCCACTACCTACGTTGGTAATGGTGTCAAGTTTCACCTTGTTGGCTGCACTCTCCGCAACGCTTGCGTCGATGTTCGCCACCGTCTCAATCAAGAAATGATCGAGGTTCTGGTCTAAGTGGTCTATCATTGGTACTGTTGGCATCGTTTATTATTTAGGGCAGGAACTCGATAAAGAATGATTCGTCTGCCGCTGCTTCTACTAGGTCGATTTGACCGCCGCCAGGTGGTACGCTGTACTCGGTAGAAAACTGCCGTAGCCTGTCACGGTAGACCGCTAGATAAGTAGGGTCTTCGGGAAGCGAGGCAAACGTTATGCTTGCGCCCGTTACGTTTAGTTGTGCTGCTGACGAATACTTGCCGAGCCCTACCATGTTGCCGCCCAAATTGATGCGGTACATAGCGTCGAAATCCGAAGCGAAGACGAACTGACCGTAGTAGTCTGCTCCATACGGTTCCGCTGCCTTTAGGTTTGCGTAAGTGTCTGTCGAAACTATATTTACGGTTTGTGCCGCCATTACTTAATTATTAAGGTCTTTCCGTCGGGGGAAAGGATGGTAGTTTGAGGGTTCATACCGGAAGAAAGGCAATAAGCCTCAATCATTCCTCTGTGGTAAGCTAAAATCCTGTCCCGTTGCCCTTGCATTTGTAGTAGTTCAGATTGCTTTCTAAGCATTTCGTCGCTAGTTCTAAGGATCGGCAGTTCAAGGGCTTTAGCTTGCTGTAAAAGCGGGGCCAACGTTTCGGCCATCGCATCGGGCAATTGGGGCGGGGAAGGCTGTTGATCCTTCCCCGTCTTTTTCCTTGCTGGCATTAAATGCTAGTCCAAGTAGTTACGCCAATGTTGTTAATCGTCTGACGGAAGCGGCTACCGTCAGGGCTTTTCAAGATAAGACCGCTAGTAGTGGTCGCTACCTCAATATCCCCGGCAGAAGCAACAAGGCTACCACCGGACATAGTAACATCGCCTCCGGTCATGCTGAACGTCAAGGCGTTTGCAGCCTGTGTTACGGAACGCGCACCTGTCAAGGTTTGGTCGGTATCAGAAAGGCTAGTATCAAGGGTGCTAGACAGCACGTAGCTGTAAGTGTCACCGGCTTGGTCGTATTGGATGGAGTAAGTACCAGCCGCGCCCGGTTGTGCAACGCCTGCAAGTTCCAGAATAGAACCTTCAAGGCTTACGGTTACGGTGTCGCCTGCGATAACAGAGGCAATACCTGTGCCGCCTGCAATGGTGTAGGTTTCGCCGTCTACGATAGTTCCAGCCGTGCCGGAATCGGCAGCGATGCCGAAAGACTGAATAGCCCCGGAAGGGTTGCCTACTTGGGTGAAATCCGCAACCGTGCCAGCAGAACCGCCGTTGTGAATGAACATGGTGCTACCGCCTGTGGCAGCGGTCAGGATAACGACGTCGCCTTCTTGGTACTCTGTACCGACTGTGTAGTCCGTACCCACAAAAGCGGCAATAGTAGCAGCAGTTGCGTCGGTATGCACATCGGAAACGAGAAGGTTATTGACCTCTAGCTGGTTGCTTGCGTTGATGGTTGCGTAACCAGAAGAAGCCGGAGCAATGGTAAGAGGGGCCGCAAAAGCAACGCCGCCAGAACCGTCGGAAACGGGAACCTGACCGGCAGTAGCACCGGCAGCACCGGCAAAGCCTACAGTCAAAGTAGTGCCAGAAGATACAACGTCTACACCTGCACCATCGGCAAATGTCACAACACCGCCGGAAGCAATGTTAGAACTTGCGGTAGTGCCATCGGTGAAGGTAAACCCGGTATATCCGGCTACGTTGAAGTTGACAAGCTGCAAAGCACCTGTGTCGTCAATCCAGTACATAGCTGAATTGTCAGAAACGGCGGCATAGTGTCCACGGTAAATTGCTGCGTAAGGAGCACCAGCATTTAGGTTTACCAGCGTATCATTCAAGACGACCGATAGGGCAGTAGTTGGAGTTTGCATTAAGGAAGTTTTGTTGAGGTTTTAACCCCAAGATTATTAGTTGATTCTAGGAAACGATCACCATTTGGTGCAGTACGGATAATTCCGTTTCCGCTTCCCGTTATTTCTATGTTGTCAGTTGTTGTAACTGTACCCGCCGCAATAGCGACGCTTTGTACCCCATCTTGGAAGTCTAGCGCATTGCCGTTCTGATCTACCGCTCTTGGTCCGGTTAATTGTCCGTCAGCATTATAAAAATTGCTGCCACCGCCAAGGGTCTCGAATATCGCTTGGTTGTACTGTGTAATCGCTTGGTTTAGGGCTTCTGCTACCCCGCCTACTTCTGGGAATATGCCAGATGGGGAAGCCTGAACGAGAGCCATAACGCCAAAGCCGGGGTTGCCCTGCGTGTCAGCGTCCGTTACTTGGAAAGTAGCGGAACCAGTAAAGCCAGAAACAACAGAAGACACCGTATAAATGTCCATGTCGTTACCGCTTCCACGGAACACAAGTAGGTTCTGCCCGATAGCTACGTCTGTGCCATCGTAGAGGGCACTATCGTCAACAATCGTTGCCGTTACCTCATAAGTGTCAGCCGCCACCAATGTGGGTACTGCTGTTACTTGCGCCCGTAATGCTACATATTGTTGGGTCATCTTAGCCGAATTGAAGTAAGAGGATGGGGTTGGGCTGAAGCGTCGCCGCGTCAGTCATTCGGAATACCAAAGAACCCGCGCCTACGCTTTGAATAATGTCTACGGCACCAGTGTCTACAATGCCGTTTCCGCTTGTTTGGTCATTGATGACCCGCGCCTCTGGGATTAGGCACTCCATTTGTTCACGGGTCGCACCCGCAAGCGTAATGGTAATGTCTAGCTCGCCGCCGCCGTCAGTTTGCGCGCCGTTCGCGTAGGGAATCCGGAGGCTGTGAGGCCAAGAACCAGCACCAAGGTCAATGGTGATACCGGGGCTGTTGAGCGTGACCGTAGGGGCTGCGCCCGTCACAATGCCCGTAAACGTTGCGGAGGAAACAAAGGCGCGGCCGCTTGAAGCTGACGCGGGGCCAACAACCCAAACTCCGCCCGTGTCATCCCACGAAATAACGTCACCGTCGGCGGCTCCGTTTTGGGCTACCTTGGCAAGTGTTACGGCGTCGTCCGCTAGGTCATCGGTTACAATTGTACCGTCCGCAATTTTGGCCGAGGTCACGGCGTTGGCTGCGATCTTAGTAGACGTTACGGCAGAGGTTGCAATCTTGGCAGAGGTCACGGCGGAGGCTGCAATCTTTGCCTCCGTCACCGCTAGAGCCGCAAGTTTAACCGTTGAGATACCGCCATCGGCAACATCTAAGGGGGTGCCGGCTTCACCCGTTCCATCTAATACCGAAGTCGTTGAAATCGCAACAACCGCATCTATATCAATTGGCATAATTTGTATTATTTATTAAGGTAATGGCACGGGGCCAAGAGCGGTAGTACCAGTACCAAAAGCGGTAGAAGCGAAGCCAAAGACAGTAGCGAGGGTTGAGCCTCCTACGTCTGTTTGCGTGACGCCGGTCCAAATGGTGCTGCCTGATCGGGCCGTGTCGCCGTCAGCTTCCCAGCCGACTAGAAGCGTCCCTTGCTCGTAACTATCCCGGCCCTCATTAAGGGGTAGGTCAGCGTCTACGATGGAAGGGGAGATACCCGTTGGTCCTCCATAAAGGAAGCCGCCAACGGTTTCAAACCAAACCCGAATAGAAGTATCTCCACACTGAGCCGCCCGAAGGAACTCATAGTTTTGATCTGACATATTCAGGATGTTCAGGTTGAGCGCGTATTTCCGGGTAATAGTCCGGTCAATATTCTTAGGCAATTCTACCGTCGTCTTGTCTGCAACAGGAACGCCACCACGACCAACTAGGTACTTGCCATCTGCGGCAGTCGTTCCCGGGTTGTTAATGACAAGTTCCCAAGCGGCAACACTGGTCCAATCTGTAGGGTAATTGCCGTCTTGGACAATCAGCACCCCGCATACTTCGGACTCGGTAATTTCAAAAGCGGTACAATCCTGGTCTACGTCAATAGCCGGGAAATTTAGCGTTCCGCAATCGGTCGGGCAGGTCAGGAAAGTATTGCCCATTAGAATGTTGGCTTAACGCGGCGTTCGGGGTCAACCTTAGCCTCAAAGGTCAAAGTCATAACCATGCGTGTACGTCCGTCCCGACCTTCGTCGAGTGGGAAGTCACAGTCAAAAGACTTGGGTTCGATGCCGGTAGCGGAACCGAATACGTGAGTTAGGTTAGCATACCAAAAGGTAAAGCTGGTGTCACCGCACTGGGCAGAACGACCGAACTCATACATTGCGTCAGAGACATTAGGAATGTTGAACGTTACGGTATAGGTCCGCAAAGAAATGCGGTCCTTGCGCTTAGGCAGTTCCTCGGTTGTCTTGTCTGGAACTGCAACACCACCTGCACCAACAAGCCACTTAGAGGCGGCGTTGGCTATGTCGGTGTTGTCAATGTTTGCAGGTTCAGGGGTGACGGTGTAAACACCCGTTACCCATGCGGAGAAAGGCGCAGTTGCACCTGTTGGCTGAATCCAAAGATCGGTTAATTCGGAATAATCAATAGTGTACGATGTACAATCTTGGTCCGCCTCAATCGCCGGGTAATTCAGCGTCCCGTTACAGTCCGTCGGACATAGTGAAGGGAAATTATTTAAAGCCATTACTGGTTATATTGTCGTCTTTGACAGACGGATTGGAGATGTACACTTTACACAGTCGCTTGCCCCTTTAGGGATATGTTGACTTAGCCAAGTGATGTTTTCGGCATACCTTTTTGCAGAGTGGTTCCGCTTGCCATAAAGTGCCTCCCTGCTAAGGGTGGTGAACTTTGAAATGGTAGAGGAATCGAGTACGTATTGAGCTAGAGTTTCAACCGCCTTAAACTGAATCGTATGCGCCAGAACGGAAGCCGTGTCGTAAGCCCCAATAGAGGCGTAACGGCAAACCCATTCTGTTTTATCGCATACTGAAACGGTAGAAAGCGAAAGGCCGTAGGAATTGGTACGAAAAGGAACAAGAGTAGAACGGTCTGGAACAGTACCGGAGAAACCGGCAGCTTGCACTAAACCGAAATTTCCACGGCCCGAACAACAATTCAGGCGGCTATCTCTCGGTTGGTGGCCGGTCGCATCGTAGCTAATGGTATAGCGTGGCGCGTCCGTCCGTCCCTCAATCCAAAGAGGAAGTTTTATATCAACGGCGGTACTTACCCATTGATCAGCTACCGGAGTAACCGTAAATGTTTGGGCTGTAATACCGTCACCATCAATTGTTACATCGACGGCGGTAGTTGAATGGAAGCCTACGTTTAGGCTCTTTACCTCCAGGTACCCACCTTTCACCGGAACGGGGCTTTGAATAGCTATGCCATTCAGACCACTTGTATAAGTGGTGTTCCCGTTCCGGTACTCAGTGAGTCCTATAATTTCCTCGCTCGTTTTTCTAACGGCGGCTGTTGTTACTAGTTCTGCACCTAAATCTCTGCGAAAGGATGCAATTGCCTCGGCACGTGCTGCCTGTAATACGTCGAAGATGTTTTCTCCGAGTCCACAGTCTATGGCGTGATATATTGCGGGCATTAGGCCAAAGCCGTCCTTACCCTCTGTGATGTAAACGCCCGTTGTCGAGTCGTTAACAGTCGCAAAGTCGGCAGGCTTGTCACCATCCCAACAGTCGCACGCAGTTTGCGTAAGACCTACAATATTATCGAGACAATCAGCCATTTTTAGACGGCCTCAATTTCCATGATACCGGTCAGAACGGCAGCGGCGGCGGCGCCAGTCTCAAGCGGCTTGGTGAAGCCAGCGGGGGCGAGGTCAAACATACCGCGAAGGCTAGTCATGCCAGACCAACCGTACTGAACCTTACCGGAACCGTCACGCTCTACACATTCGCGTTTGTACTCAACCTCGTGGTACAATGGAACGATTTGACCGTTTTCACGGACAGAAAGAACGGGGTCAGGAACACGGAACAACCAGCGATCATCTGAGGTAGAAACCTGCGTTGGGGCGTTCTGTTCGGTGTTGGTGAAGCTGCGGAAGATTGGAACGCCAGCGTCAACGACCATCGTAGAGTTTCGACCGAGAACGGAAGGAAGGTCTTTGTAGTCGTGGTAAAGGTTGCTGGTATTGTACACCGCCCGGTCGGCGCGTTCATTGTCGTTCAGTGCTTTGAACATGGCAATGTCAGCGTCTACGTAGAAGTTCGTACCATCTAGGATGATCGGCTGGTCGATCTGGTTGCTCTTAGCAAGCAATTCGATAAGACGAAGACCCTCTTTGTTGAACGCTGAACCTGCAAGCGTAACGCGGTTGGCAACACCAACGCCGAGAGCGGCGGGAGTAGCTGCCCACTGGTTAGGCTGAATGTTAGCGGCAAGCGTGTTGATGATGAGCTGGTTCAGCTTCATACGGTTCACGTTCATTGACCAAGCAAGTTGGTAAGAAAGTTCCTCCGCGCCCATTACGGCGTTACCACAACGCTCCTCACGAATAACCCAAGGGGTAGAGTAGAAGATGTTGTTGTCGTAGGTGGTGGCTACGGTTTGCGCTTCGGCACCTGCGAGGATGTCACAACCGAGGGCCGTGTTCGCGGTAGTTCCGTAGTAACCGGTAGCGCCAACATCTACGCCGCTGGCGAGGTGGTGGGCTGTTACGCCGATACAGTTTCCGTTCCGAAAGATTTGTTCGGTGCGGACGGTTTGATTTTCAAGGATAGCGCGGCTAGCCTCTACGGGGTGGCTCAATTCTGAGCGGGTCATGTCGTCACCACCCGTAATGCTTGCTAGATTATCTAGCGCACGGGGGTACACGGATGCGAGAAAAGACATATAAAAAAAAGTTTTGGACACGGCAATAGCCATCTTGCATTATGCAAGACAGCTAAAGAGTCCGGTAAATCAAAAGATTAGTTTAGAGTTTGGTCGGCGGGTGCTGGGCTTCCATCGCTTCCAACATGGCGTTTCTGACGGCTTTCGTCTCCTTCGTCTTGGGGATAGCGTTGTACTGCTTTGCAAAGTCGTTCTGGTCTTTGAAAACGTAAGCACCGCCTCTATTAGCCGAGGGGTTGCTGTTCGTTCTCATAGCCGGTGAGGACTTCTGCTGATCTAGCTTAACGGTGCCGTAGATGTTGTTACGAGAGATTACGTCGTCAATAGACAAGTAATTACCCATCGCATCTTCTGCGCGGTGGCCGGTGGTGTCAACTGGCACGATTTCGTCGCCTTCGATCTTCCAATTGCTGACCCGAAAGTCCTGCAATTCTAACATCTTTTGCAAACGAAGTCCAGTCGGTACGCCTTCAACGTCAAGCGCAACGCCCATCTCCTTAGCGCGTTTCGCAACGGCGGTAGTTAGTTTGGACCTTACGGTTGCGGCTTGGGCCTCCTTTCGTTCCCGCTCAAGCGCCTCCTTTGCGTCCTTCAATTCCTTGCGGTCTGCCTCCATTTTGCGATTGTACTGCTTATTAAAGTAGTCCGTCGCAATGGGGCTTGACGCAAGCAATTCCGGCGTAATTTCGGCGGGTGCTGCGGGGCTGGAATCAGTAGCTTTCTTTTCGGACAAAACGGAAGCGCGTTCGCTCAATTGGTCCAAAAAGTCGGTGAAGTTGTCTGCGTCAATTCCTTTTGCAAGCTTCGGGAGTTTGGACGCCAACGCCTTGCGGTGTTCGTTGTCCTTTTCGCGGTGGCCCCGTTTAAGTTGGTCGCCGCGTCCTTTTACTGCTTTGGATTTGATTACGTCAGGTAAAAGCGTGTGTGCTTCCTCTAACGTTAATTCATCTTCGCCTTCGCCTTTTAAAGTCTTGGTTAGACTAGCTGCGTCTTTGATTCCAGCGAGGGACGCATACCCCGCAATTTGTGCAAATTCCTGTTCGGTCATCACTTGGTTTTAGTCCTGCGACTTGCAGGCTTGGGTTTTTCTTTTACCTTTTTAGCCTCGATGGGTTCCGGGGCTGGCGTTACGTCAACGTAGTCAAACTGGTTGCGGGTCATCGCGTGACCTTCCCACACCTTTTGCATATCCGTAGATATAGGCGCGTGAATTTGGCCGGTCTTTTTGTTGACGGGTGACACCATTACTCTGAAACGGTTTTAGTTCGGCGGGTTTTAGGTGTTTTGGCCTCCACCGGTTCCGGGGCGATGCTCTCCCAGCCGTAGTTAGCCCGCAATACCTGACGCTGTGACACGCCGGAACGGTCAATGTCGGTGTACTGTACTGCGTCGTAAATGTCAGAGCCTTGGTGTCCGGCTCCGCGTTTTACCTCTAAAGTTGCACCCATAGCAATCGCATTAGCGAAATGTTTACGGGCCTGTTCAACGGTACTTACTTTCATATCACAATGATACGGGGCGGGAATAGTGGATACGTTGAAAATTTACACGGGCAATAAAAAAGCCCTAACTCATATTAATCTTCTCCATTCTCCTAACAGGCCCCGTTTCGTCAATGCGCAGGATTTGCTTTTCATTCAGCTTTAAGAAGTGAACGGAAGCCTTTTGCGCCTTGCTTGCGGGCGCCTTTACTTCGTTGTCAATCTTGATGACCGGGGTGCCTAGAGCGCTGTTGTAGAGCGGTTCATTCCCTACAATGCCCAATATGTCAGCCATGCCGCCTAATTCGCCGCCTTGGATAGCATCAAACAGCGGGGCAAACTTAGCGTTATGCTTGCGGCTGAATACCCGCTCCCCGCCTTCCATCTCTACGGCGTACCTGTTGCCGTTCTTATTGTAGTACCCGGGTATTCCTCCGCCCTCATGTGAAGGCCCAACTAACATACCTTCAACACTTGCTGTACCTTCCCGAAGCACGGGGGCGGACGCGAAAGACGCGGCGTTGGCCTTAGCGCGTGATATGGTGGAGAATAACAGGCTCAAGGCACCAATACCGATGACAAGGCCTACTAAGCCCTTAGAGGCTTCTGATGCAATCAGTTTTGCCGCCGCCGTTGTAAGGCTCGCCGCCTGCTGTACGCTTTCAATAGCTAGCTGTTCGTTGGCCGCTTTCTTCTGGATGGCAAGACGCTTGTTAATGTTGTCCTGCTCAATCCGTTCCTGTTCAGCTAATGCGGCTTCGTAGGTGGCGACGTTGTTTGCATAACCGGCCGCTTGATCGGCTTGTTCCTGCTCTAACAGGCTTTGTAGTTCCTCCTGCCGTTCTTGCGCCGCCTCAATCTGCTCATCTATCCGGCTAAGTTCGGCCTCCCGTAAGGAATCAACGCCCGCTGTGATGTTCTCGATGGCAGAACCTAACACACCAACGATTTCTGCTAGGTCTTCGTCATCTAATTTGAAAGCGTCCTTGATCTTGCCTATCAGTCTTTCAATAGGGTCAAGGCGAACGTTCTCTAAGTCGTCGATCTGTTGCTGGATAAGCTCACCCTGCAAGCCTAATAGGGTTAGTTCGGCAGCACTCGCACCGGCTTCTTCTAAGATGACCAAACGCTGCGCAATGCCGTCTTTAGCAATGTTCAGCTTTGCCAATTCTTTGGCTTGGTCAAGGTTCAATTCCTTATTGCCCGATTCCCGTAACAAATCAACACGGGCGTTATCAATCGCCTCCTGGTCTGTCAGCGTTTTGAGCCTTTCCGTTTTTATGCGTTCGTTATTAGCAGATAGTACTGCAACGTCTTCCGCTTCTAATTTGGCAATCTCTACGTCTATTACTAAGGTATCGCCGCCATCAGCCGCAACCACTTCCCGTAGCTCCAACAAAGACCGCTTTTCTGCCTCCACCCGTTCCCGCGCTTGGAACTCTTCAAGATTCAGCCGTGCGTCACCGCTTACGCTTAACAGGTCAATAAAGGCCAGTTCCTCTGCGAGTGATGCGTCGATTACTTTCTTTTGTTCAGCAAGACGGAAGGCAGCTATCTCTTTGTCTGCCGCTTCATTAGCCCGGATGCGTAACAATGCAAAGTCTTCCTCCGCGTCAAACTCAACCTTTGCGGCTTTGGCTTTCTCACGGGTGACTTCTTCTAACTTGTCTATCTGCTCATTAGCAATCTGCCGGTTAAGGTTAATTTGTTCCTCGCCGCTTAATTCCTCACTAGCCCGTAGCGCGTCACGTAGTTGTAATTGGGTGGCCGCAAACTCCTGTTCAGCCTTTAGTCTTTCGGCTGCGTACTTTAGGTAAGCTTGTCGCGCCTGTTCGTCAATCGTGTTTATCCGGTTGTTCAACGTCGTTTGCGTCTCCAATGATGCGGCTTGCGACTCTTGCAAATCTTTGTATAGGTCTACCAGTTCCTCAACGTCCGCGTCTACACTTAGGGCGTCACCTGCAACGTTCCGCAAATCCTCAAAGGAAAGGGTAGCATTGTCTAGCCCTTTTATAATATCATCAACGTCTACATCAATTGCTAACTTGTTAGACAGTTGCGCTCTAAGGTTAGCTGCTGACTTTTCAATAAACTTGTTTTCAACTTCAAACGCTTTTCGGGCTGCTGCCTGACGTTCGGCGTTCGACTTGGTAACGTCCTCGCTAATCAAGCCCTGTTCCTTAATGATTTGGTTAGCCCTTGCCCGCTCCGCTGTCAGTAGCGTTTGTTCCCGGCGCAGTTCCCTTGTCGCTTGTGCTACCTCGTAAGCCCTTGCTGCTTCCTCTTTTAACTCCCCCACCAGCCCGCGCGTTGCGTCGGCATAACTGTTAACCGCCCCGATAACATCCCCCGTAAACAACTGGTAGATGGCGGTACCAACCAACGCCGCCCGGTCTGCAAACACATCAAAAACAGCGGTAGCAACTGCAAGCGCGTCCGATACCCCGTCAATAACCTTTTGTGAACGGCTCATTGCGGCTATTAGTACGGCGATAATGCCTAAAATAAGCCCGATACTAAGTTGAAACGCAATGGCGGCAGTACGGGCCGTGAAAAAGCCTTTAGACGCTGCTTTACCTGCCTTGCCAGCACCGGACCCGAAGGAAGTAAAACTTTTGACCCCCCCGCTCAACAGGTCGCCTATCTCAGTTAGGGATTTACCCGCAATGCTGATTTCATCGCCAAATTTACGGGCTACTTTCCCGCTCTGACTTGTAGCGCGTTGCCATGCTGACGTTTTACTCCTGTTGTTGTCCAGTTCCTTCCCTGCTTTCTTTACTGCGCCCTCGTAGGACTTTAGGCCCGATGTCGCGTCGTCTAACGCATTATCGGCGCTAGATTGGAGGTCTTTGTTTGCTTTCGCTAAGTTCCCCACAAGGTCGGCCGTATCGCTAACCTCCTTGTTATCCACCTCGTAGCGAATACGCTGTACTATATCCATCCTTCAAAGGACGGTCGGCGGGTGGGGTTATTTGTTGGAATAATAAACACGAAAAAAGCCCCACCGAATTAGGGCGGGGCGAAAAATCACACATAACTATGAATAACACTATGAAACACTATTTCTTTGCCTTCTGCTTTTCGTACCTCCGCTCTGCTTCCTCTTGTGTATCAAAGAAATCCCAAACGGGAAGGGCGCGGGCTGTTTGCTCTGTTAGGTTGGTGTAAGACGTTATCATTTCAACGGCCCTCAATACGTCTGTATTCATGTCCGCGAACTGGTCTACTTCTTCCCACCCGTTAGGACCGTAAGTAACCCGGTAGCGGCTTGTGACTGGCTTCTTTGTTCTTCCTTCGTGAGCTTTTCGTACTCTGCGCTGTAGACGGATGAATAGTCCTTCAACCGCCCCAGCGCCAACGCGAAAAAATCAAACACGTTGAAGTTCTCAGTAGCCCAATCTTCCATCTTCCGTTGCGCGTCTGAATGGGAATAGGCTGCTGTGTTTTCCCCCTCGGCAACAATAAAGATGGTGCATATCTGTACCGACTGAATAAAGCGGTCATTGTCCATCTTGGAAACGTTACGCTTGAAGTTGTTCACCATGTCGGCGTAACCCAGCTTAACCGCGCCCTCTCCGGTCATCGTCATTAGCTTGGCTCCCTCGTTATGCCAGTAGTTGTACATATCAAGGAATGAGTTAAAGCCGTGTTGGGCCGGGATAATCATTTTCTGAAGTTCGGTGTAACGGACTATCCCGATACCGTCCTCCGGGTTCAGTACGGTGTACCTATTGCCGTTAGCAACGAAGGTAGGCGCAATGCTACCGTTTGACATTCGGGGCAAGTCCTTGACACCTTCCGCCCTGGTGCTTACCTCCACGACTTCCGCCTTGGGAAACTTCTTTAGTATTTGTTCGGCCGTCGGGCCGTTTACGAATAGGCTCATTTGGCGATGTTTAGTTTATAGGTGTAGCCCTTGTTAAAGTGTGCTTGGTGGGCCTCGTTGAATTGATCGTAAGACATTTCAATTACCCGCGTTCGGCCGTTGCTTAGACAGATACACGTTACCGATTCGCCCGTTGTCAGGTCTTCGGAAAAATCGACCACAGCTTCAAGGTCCACCTTATACCGTCCGGTCAGTTTGGTTGGGGTAATGTCGTTGCCGGTCAACCGAGCAACGTCTACGTCATCCTGTGTGACCTGCTGAACTATTCGTGTCGTTTCAATAAATCTAGTCATGGGTTGTTTTTGGTTAATAGGCAGGGATGAACGGTTCTTTTTTATCGGGCCATTCTAAATAGGTTTCGCTTGATTCCACATTGCGGGTTTTCTTTTCCGGTTTGTCCCTACGTAGAAATGTCATTTTGCCATCAACGGTAGCGTAAACGTCGCGCCAATGGCTTTCACGAATCCGCTCCTTTGGAGGGTTGGACATTAGCATTGTAGTGGTTTCCTTTACGTGGTAAACGTGAAGCTCTGCCCCTGCTTTTTGGACGCGGGTAATCGTTCCGTCTCTTAGTCCTTGCTTCTTTCTTCTCATTCTTCCTCACTTACGCCTACTAAAAAAGACATCATTGCCCGCCCTTCCTTGTCGGCGCTGTTGTCGAACTGCTCCATTACGGCCCGGAATTTTTCGTGAGGAACCAGCAATAGGGTTGATGTATAGTTAATCATGTGGACCCATGTCGCCGGATGCCCGTTGTAAGCCCCCTTGTTCGTCACTACTGCCTCGTGGTACTCTATCACATGGCTAAGGTCAACCGACGCCTTGAAGTCTCTGAACTCGCCCTCGTAGTAGGTTCCCATTTTTTCGGCCTCGGCCGCTTCTTTGGCGTTCGTTAGTTCACGTATAGTTCGGCCGTGGTACCATTTATTCATAGCTAAAAAACGTATCTTCTGACAACCCCCGCCGTAAGCATAGCGTAAACGGGGATGGGCAGAACGGTAAAAACGGGTTGGCCCAAATAGGCCAGTATAAAAGCGGACAAGCAGCCCAGCATACCGCTAAGGCAAATCTCGCATGTGGTGTACTTGTAGACGAACCAAGTAAATAGGTTTTCGTCTTTCATTTCCCTTGTGAACTCTCCCCATTTTGACAGTATATGGTCATTGTGAATTAGTTCGCGGGTAATGATGGTGGCAAGCGTACCGATAAAGGCCGCTAATTCGTAGGCGTAGGCCATTTGGGGTAGGTTAGTGCTGCGATTAGAAAGGGCAAACCGGCTATTGCCATCTTCCAGCCCCAAGGGTAGACTATCCATGCCAGCATTCCAACGGGGAATAACAGCACTAGGGCAGCGCCAAAGGAAACGGCTAAGATTAAGAGTCCACGTAGTAAAATCTTTCTTACCATTCCGTTACGCATTCAAGTTCAGCCCCCAACGCCAGCGCATTAGCACTAACGCATCGACGGGGCACAATCATAGTTACTTCAAAGTCAATCGCCCCGAAGTCGTAGGGGTAAAGGACGTATTTTCCGACCGTCTCAGCGTCGTAACTGTACTTGCTGAAAATTGAAACGTCGCGCGGGTTTTGCCTTGCGCTGTCGAACCTGACTTGTGTACCCGTAAACGCTCCGGAGGCAACGTTGAAGCCGTCCCTTAGCGCCTCTATCATTGCCCAAGCAAACTGATCGCCAATCGTCCTGTAAGCGTCGTTACTGGCCCCCATTTTGGGCAGGTTCAGCCAGTAGACCATACGTGCGGAACCCCGCAAATAAACATAGCTGCGGGAAAGTTTAAGGGAAGACGGCGGGGTAGCTTCCGCCATGCCCGCAAGTTCTTCCCAATAGACTAGATTTTTATAATGATCGGCAGGTACTAAGTCCTCGTACTTCCCCTTATTGTAGCAGGTGTCAGCGTTTACGCCTTCACGAACCGGGAAAACCTTTCGGGTTAATCTCCCTTGGTCAACCTCTTGGGTAAACGTAACGGGAATACAAAGACCGCCGTAACGGTCTACAACGCCCAAGCCGGTCAGGGCTGTTGAGGCGGCGCTTATGGCTGTTGCAATCAAAATGGTAATCCTTTGTTGAGTCGTTCAATAAATACCGCCGTGACTAACTGTAATTCGTCGGTCGTGTTCGTTAGGATGTTGCCGTCTTTCTTAAACGCTCCGTTTAGTTTGGCTTGGTTGTCCTTATCCCTTGCTTTGATTTCTACCGTGACCACGGCGGGCGACCTGTCCACAACTTCCGGCTGGATGCTCCGGAATAATTCACCGGTCCGCGTGTAGTCCTTGTGTTGTGTCTGGTAGCCGTTTTTAGACCGGTCGCGGGCGTAGGAATCGGTATAGTCCGTGAAGTCTCCGCCGACGCCTTCGCCGCGTTCCTGAATCGTTAGCTGGCGAAGGGCGATGGCCTCATGCGAAGCAACTAACGCGGCGGCTTCCAGATCGGGAGCGGCGACGAAGTCCCTAAGGTCTTGTATATGTGATTTTAACGACACGCCACAAAGATGGGTAGTCGGGTTGTTCGTTCTGTTGGAAAATTACACAAAGGAAAAGCCCCGCACCGGTTAGGGCGCGGGGCTGAGGTTCTTTGGCGGTGGACAAGGCCGCAGGTTAGGTCCGGGGTGGTGGGTTAGTCGTTCAGGTATTCGTTTATATTTTTTACATAGTCGTCAATCCATTGCTTTCTTACTTCGTTTACACCGTAAAGGTTAACTACAACGCTTTCCGTTCCTGACCCAATAGTGTGGCCCTGCAAGCTGTATCGGCTCCAATTGATTGCAAATTTTGTTGCCATGTCTCTGGTTGGGAATGTTATCGTTGCGGTTAAAGTATCCATTTTGTTAGCTGTTTATTGTGTGAAGTAAAAAGCGTTATTGCTTTTCGTTACACAAATATAGGTAACATTATGTTACTATGCAAGTATATCACAAATATAGACTAAAATACTTCAAGCGGACGCAAAAAAAAACCCGCTACCAATTAAGGTGGCGGGTTTTCCGTGATGGCCTTGTTTCGTGTGTCACTAACCCGTTGCCCGGCTTCGCCTAACTAAACGAACGGCGATCATTAAAAGCGTCGGCATGGTAGTAATTTCTTACCCATGTAAGCGTGGCCGAACTAAACACGCTATCGGCCTGCTTAGAATACTGAATTTGCAGGTCATTAACCGGGTATTCAATTCCCGTTAGTAACCGCGTGGCCGTGATGGTTGCCGCCTTTGACGCTGCCTTAAACGGTCCTAAAAGGTCATCGGGCATATCTATTGCAAGGGCTGTTACTTGGTCCTGTGTATTGGCATAGTTAAGGAACCGCTCACCTACCCCGTTCGTCCAATAGTCGTCATCCGTCGGTGCGGTAGGCTCCGAAAAGGTCAGGTTCAGGTAAAGTGATGCCGTGAACGGGTTTTGATAGGGGATGCCATCAAATGAGCCTTCATCGGTGAAGTCGAACCGCCATAGGTCTGCTAATTCATCGTTGGGCCTGCTTGATTGGTCAATTAGGGTCAGGGTGCCGCCTCCTGCCGTACTTGCCGCATAAGTGGAAACGAACGTACCACAACGCCCCTTAACCGTTCTAACGACAACCACCTCTGTTCCTGAAGCCGTCGCTGCTGTTCCTGTGAATGGTACTCTGTCCGTGCCGTCTATCAACACGTTCCCAGCGTTCTCTAATCCTGCAACGTTGTCCGCGAAGGTGAACGCGTAATCTACCCCGCCAACTACGATAGCCGTTGCTACCGAGGCAATGCCCGCCCGCTGGTCATCACACGCCGAATGCAGGTACATCCAGGCAGAGTAATAATTGTTACTGATTCCCGTCAAGATAACAGAATGGAGTCCGCAATACTCCGCGCCTATGTCGCCACCGTTGTAAACGTAGAAAGTATTGCCGTCTGCGTCATCGAGGGCCGTTAGCAATGATACGTCAAGGGTATAAACCTGCCCGTCATCAGAGGCAAGTTGAAACCGGGTAACGCGATCATCCTGAATGGAGAACGGCATAAGAAAGCGACCGTGCGCAGATAGGCCAAAGCCGTCATGATCTGCCCGTACACGTTCGCGCGGGTCTTTGTATAGCGGTAGTAGGCTATTGGTGGCGGAACTTCTCATTGTGTTACAGTTTCTACGGTTAATGTTTGGGCGCGTCCTGAATAGGTGGCTTTGTCTACTTCGGCATCACCAATAGGGGTGCCTACCAATTGATCGGCATTGTACGTGAAGAAGTCCTCAATAGGCATATTTAGTTCTTCGGACTTCCTGAGCGGTCTAACGGTGTCGAATGTGACGGGATTAGAATTGATATTGCCAAACGGTGCCGGGGAATCGTGCAAAAAGAAGCGTTCAGCGATTACCGGCCAGCTTAACGGGCTGTTCAGGTAGTTAACGCCTCCTAAGCCTTGACCTACGATGTAGGTCGCTGTGGTGGCTGTTAAGGGGTTGGTAGCAACGATGGCTAAACCGTCTTTGTTGATCTTGTCCGGCTGGGAAAGCATGAACGTCACGTTAGTTGTAAACCGGCCCGCTGGCAAGTCTTCCGTTTTCGTGCCCCCACAAGTGTACTCAATAGGGGTGCCATCAAAAGCGTCATCTGTTACATCGTGCCACGCGTAAGCGAGGAACTTAATATCTGCCGCATCGTCATAACTGAATCCGTCAAGGCCGAAATTGCGGCGTATGTCAAAATCTATGCCTACTGATTGCGTAAAGAATGCCGGGTGCTCAATGCGTAGTACGGTCCCGTCCATGAACCATTGCAAGTTCCAGGACTCAAGTAACTGAAGCACCTCCTTAAGCGTTGTTTCAGCCCTCGTTGCGTTCTGAACAGCATCTACTTTAGTAATGTCTGTCTTTTGAAATACAATCAGGTTGGCATAGTCTGGCAGGTGGTCGTATGGCCCGCCCGTAACGACTGTACCAAGTGCATTGATACTGAGAACTTCCGAGCGAACGGTTAACCCTATGTCGGTCGTCATCTGGTCGAGTATGTCAGAAAGCCGGATGCCGTTGTCTGCCGTGGCGATGTTCCCCGCCGTGAATCCTAATGCTAGGTACTCAATGGTGAAGGTGGATGTAGAGGTGGCAGCACCCAAGTCTACGTCAACGTCACCGTATTCTCTTGTGCCAATGATCGTCAGCGGCCTAACGTATAGCGTACCGCCTGCGCTTAGCCAATCCGGGCCGGGTGCTGCAACACCGTTAAACTCTTCGCGTTGGTAGGTACTCCGGTGGGATTCAGTAACAATGTTGGTGTTCAGGTCTTCGTCCCTCGTCTGTACCCATTCGGTAAGCGTCCATCCCAGCGCATCAGGCAAGCAAGCGTCATCGGGGCCAAGTCCACCACCCGTACAAGTTACCTCGCTAGATAACACGCCGACAGGAGCCGTAGCTTCTACCGTTACCATATTGGGTAAGGATAGGATGTTGAACTTCGTCTCCCAATTACTTTTAACGGTGGCGAACGGGTCAATAGAGATAGGGGATAGGGTTACGCTGTGGGTAGTGTACTCTCCGCTGGCTGGCAGCATCAGTACTGTGTCAACCGCAACACCGTAGCGTTGTATTTCTACCGTTATCGTTGCACAAGGGTCTAACGCCCGCAAAGTCGTGATAAACCCGTAGTCAAGCCCCCTAAAGGTCATATCGGATATAAAACTGGTTCCTCTCCTGTATCGCCCGTCCCTGACAACCTCCCAAACCCAGTCCTCAACAACGGGGGCGATGTTGCGAATAACGGGTAGTACTATACGTGCGCTGTAACCGTTCATTTTATACTGGTTTAATTAGTCCGTGCTTAATTAATTTTTTTAGCGCGTTGCGGTAGTTCAACGCTGAAACATACTTAGCATCCGGGTTTACCTTGACCTTGCGGTGACGGCTGCTAACCCTCATCCCTCCGGCCATACCTTTGGCGACGGCTAACGTATCGTCGTCCTCATAGTCTTCCGGTTGAAGTTCCAGTAATTGACCGCTTAGGAACTCGAACACCTTATGCCCCCGCTTGGGCCGCATCATGCCCACCCATTTTTCTTCTTTCTTTACGGCAATTTCGACGGTCTGACCTTCCCGGCGTTGTTCTTTCGCTTCCAGCATTATTTGTAAGTATTTATGTCTTGGCCCCTCCGTCCGGCTAAAGTTTCCGCAAGCGTTTCAGTTGATGGATTAAGCCGGCCCCATGTTCTGCCAATAATGGCGTCGCCTAATGTCTTTCGTTCCACCTTCCCAATCTTAGAAAGAATTTCCTTCCTTGTGTAACCGCTAACAGGTCGTGGCCTTCTGCCGTTATTAACGTAAATATACTGATAATTAGTAGTTTAGCTATCATTTTTGGCAAGGGATTAAAGCGTTAATTTCAATTCCTCGCTGCTTTGCTAGTGTCTCAGCCAACTCCTTGGTAATCCACCTGAACACCCCCCGGCATTGCCAACCGCCCATAGCTACGGTGGTGGGTGTAGAAGTGCGTTTCCCAGCCCATGTAAGCCCATCCCAGCGTTCTATTTCCTCTTTGGTGTAAATGCCGTTGATTCGCTGACAGCAAAACTTACGGGTGGTAGGTATCGGCCTGCCGTGTGAATAAATGGCATGGGTTAGGTCTAATTCCTCTGCATACACTAGCCCGGTAGTACGGCTAACGTCTGCAAACAAATTGCCGCTTAGGTTGGCAAACTCCTTTTCCACCAACCCCAAACCCTTACGCCCGATAAAGTCCTGCCGGAACGTCTTGCGGAAGCCCGCAATAGTAGATCGGCCCGCAATAGCAGAACTAACCCGACTTAATACCTGACGTTTCAGGTTGTCGCCCGTCAAATTATCCAAGTACGTACCCGATACTATTTGCCGCGTCTGATTATCGTAACCTAACGAAAGTAATACCTGCCGTATCGCCGTGTCCCTTATGGACGGTCCTACTTCATTGCGGGTTTGGTAGTAGTCGCCATTGAGCGATACCAACCGGCGAACATTGCGAACCAACCAAGGAAGCAGTTGAGCCAACAGCCCGTTTTGCGATACCGTCACGGCGCTGGCTACATCGCCCTGTAAGGCTGTATTCGCCGCGTTACGTGCGATGCGACCGCCCTCCGTTTCTAATCCATCCAGTATGCCCGCTATGCGCTCAAACAAGGAAGTTTGGGCGCGTTTCACCCACCCCCTAAGCGTTTCGCCTAATTGAGCAATGAGTTTGTTTATCGCTGATTGTATTTCTCGTCTGTTCATTAGGCGTTAGCAGTTGGCCCGTTCTCGTCCTCTAACACAAAAGTAGTTCCTGCCCCGGCTAATATGTCTTGCGCCTTTTTCCGGTCATAGCCATATGCCGATTCCATTATCTCAATGGCAGAGGCAGCCGGCAATTCCTTAGCGGCGACACTACTTACAAGCCCGATGAGGGACGTAACTTGAGCGCCGTTAAGCGCGACAAATACGCCGCCGACTACGGGCGCTTCCGGTGTTGATTCAACGCCTTGGGGTGCTTGTTCTCCTTCCTCAAAATCTGGTTCGTTAATCGGGTCCGGTTCTTCAAGATTTACCATTGCGGCAAAGTCGTCTTTCATTGGCTTGACCTTCTCTGCTATGCTCATGGCTATTTTATCAATCTCCTGTTCCTGGCGCTCGAACGTCATTAGCCCGAAATTGGGGAAACGAACGTCAACGAGGGTAGCGATACGGGGCCAGTTCTCAAACTTTACCCGGTCAAGGTCCGACGGGTCACGTTGTTGCATTATCTGGAAAACCCGATCATAAGCGCGGCCTCGTTCGGGGTTGTGCATTTGTAGCGCACGGTGGCGCTCAACTACCGCCGGGTCATCGCTGTATTGCTTGCCTAAGATTTCGCAAAAGATAGCCTCGGCTAATGCCATTAGCCCCTTGTCTATTGCTTCGTTGTATTGCGTTGTCAGAACGTCCAACGGGGTCAGCCCTAAGTTCTTCGGGTAGCTGTGATTGTAGCTAACTGACTGCTCCATATACCCCGCAATAGACCTAACACCGATTTCCGCAAGATGGGACGTTTGCAGCGCGAAGGTGTAAACCTCGTTGTTGACGTTTTCCCAATTTAGCAGTTCAGCCGTCGCCGTGGTCGGTGCGACTGGCTTTTGTTCGATGTTGGTATTGAACATCGTTAGCGCCACCTGAATTTGGTCAGCCATCAAGTCATCGCTAATCCATTGCGTCGACGCTAGTGGCGCTTCGGCGTAAGAGTAGAAAGCATCGGCGGGAATTATTTCGTCCTTCATCGCCCCCGCTGATACCTTATACCGGACATTATCAAGTTCGGAGGCGTGAAGCATGGACCCGGTGCCGGAGCAAGACGGGCATTGGTGCGAACGGTTATCACCTAGGTACCCGTTGCCGTTGCAGTCGCCTAGGTCGTCGTCCTCATACGCGCAATCAAAGTCAAGACCGAACAACTTGGGGTAAACGTGCTTCCATTTACAAACGTCCTTTAGTGAACCGCCCCGAACAATCCGCTTTAATACGTGCCGGGCGGAGTAATACGGCGGGGCCTTAACGGTTGAATCTGACAGCACCCCGCAACGGTAAGCGCCGAACTTTGAACCGGGGAAGAAGTCGATGCCGTTTTGGTGGTTCTTGACTGTAAAGAACCGTTCCTTGCGATCCGTTCCGACAAACGTGTACCCGTCAGGTTGCGGGCTTAGTTCCTCCCGATAGACCACCGACCCACCGACGATGTAGGCCGTGTACGTTTCAAGTCGTACCATATGCCCCTTCGCGTTTTCTTCCACCCGCGAACGCAGGGAAATGGCGAACTCCGGCACCCCGTACTTATACCCGTAATTAATCGCCTCGTGTGAAGTGATTTCGAGCGGATATGGCTTAACGTCAGTCAATAAACCCTCCTCGCTAACGATGGACTCAAATTCGGTTACAAACCATGCGTTCGGGTCGTGAAACTCGTAAAACAATTGCTGGCCCTGCAAATAAGCATATAGGGAGCGATTGCCGAAGAAGTTGTAAACCTTGTCCTTAACTGCCTGAACTACTTCTTTGTCGGGGCTTTCGTACTTTTCCTTGATTCCATCCACGCGGAAGGTCTTGCGGTAGATTGTTTCGGCGGGGCTTAGCACCTCCGGCGTTCGGGGAACGGTCACGGCGACCCGCTGGTCTATGTTCTCCCGACTTTCGCCCTTGCGAATCTCCTTCAACATTTCCTCCTGACCTTCGCCCGTCATCATGGCTCGTGACCAATCGGCCATCTCGCACATAAAATCGTAGTACTTGTGTCGTTCTCCGGCAATAGCCGCAATTATCTTTTCGTCTATCATTACTTGAATGGTTTTAAGCGGGCAAAGCGGGTCTGGCGATACCGGCAGCAATCAAAAAAGTGATTGTTAGCGTCTATCGGGTCATTCAGCCAATTACCGTTAGCGTGTTGCTTGAACTTGTAGGTCTGTTGTTCTCTTATCGCTCCGTGGCTCCGCTTGGTTACGAATATCCGGTAGCCTCTTAGCTGGTTAATCCCTGACCGAACCGACCCGGGGCGCTTGACGGCCTTGCGGACGTTGTACCCTGCACGACGCAAGGCGTTGATCGTTGACGGGTGTGAACTATCCGCGATTATCTCGAACCTTTTACTTATATCTAAATCTTGGAAGCGTTTTATCATGTCCGCCTCGTTAAGCCCCGTCTCGTATATCAATTGGTCGCAATACAACTCATGTACCACCACCTGCTTGCCGTCTATTTCTTCCTTAATCTGGCGTTCCGCAAACTGGTACAGGCTGGTCGGGTCGTTGGTGAAGCCGAAGTCAAGGCCACCGCTTAACCCCTTGAGGTTCTCCGGCCATTCCTCGACTATCGTAATCGATGGGATAACAAGCCCCTCCGTAACGCCATATTCGCCCTCACCATACACCCGCCACAATGCTGGGTTAGTATGTTGTAGATTCTCAATTTCGGCTATCTGTGTAGCCTTTAAGGTGTGGTTATCCCTGTAGGTAGTCACCACTATATCAACGTCGCCTTTATCGTGCTGTCTCTTGTCCTCTAGTTCGGTCTTAATCCATACGTAAGCATCTGACGGGTTAAAGTCCATTAGGACCGGCCCTGTGCAGCGCATAAGCAATTGAAAGAACTCTTTTGCGTAGTTGAGTTCGTTAGCCTCGTTGCAGTATAGGATATTTGATTTGCGCCCCCTTAACTTCTGTTCATCGTCGGCACCGATAAACTCAACCATTCGCCCGTTAAAGCTAAAGGCCCGGTTCGTCTTATTGTAGGCGGGAACGCGTCCGGTAGCGGAGGCAAAAGCAAATACGATTTGCTCAAAGTCCTTTAGAACCGTTCCCTTTAGTGTTGCGGCGTGCTTCCTGACCACTAATGCCGTCCCCTTGTTTATTACTTCGTCTTCGCCTCCCTGTCGCCTTAGAATGCCCATAAACAGCCAACGGCAAAGGAGAATAAGGATAGCGAACGTTTTACCCGACCGCGTCCCCCCCCGCATTACAACGATACGATTAGTCGTTGCATCCAATAGCCGCAACGTGTCCGTCTTTGGCATTTTAGTGATGGGGGCTGTTTTAACCGTCATTCGTCAAGGCCAAATAATTGGCGTAAGGCTTCGGGGTCTTGTACCGTTACTGTTTGTTCCGTTCTACTACCGTTTAATCGGTGGGCTTCCTCGTCAGTGCCAATCAACTTATAGAGGGCTAACTGTTTGGTTGCGTTGTCACTTTCGTACCACTTTTTGCGCATACCCGCCTTAAGGTCAACCTTGTTTTTGTTCAGGGCCGCTTTTATAGTGTCCGTTTTGTTCAAACCTAGATCATGGAACGTTGTACGGCAGCAAGGTAAATAGCTTACCACTTCATCAATAAACACTAGCTTTCGCTTAGTGATTTCTTCCAACGCTTGCAATTCCAATTCTTTAGCGTCGTACTTTACCGGACCCTTGGTACTTGCTCGTTTTGCTGGCTTCTTAGCCGGTGCTTTCTTTGCTGCCATAGGGTTAGGGTTTTAAATTGAGCGCATGGGTCGGACCTGCCCCGCCTTCCTTCCCGCTGGATGCGGGCTGCTTCGTGCTTACTTTAGCCTCATGCGCCTGTTGCCTTTCGGCAATGGTTATCTTTTCGCCTTTGTACATTCCCGCCCCGGCTTCGTCTATTGCGGAGTAGGGAAGTTCTGGACAACTTAGCGTTAGCCCTTTTTCTAGTATTTTGATGTAGCGTAGCTGGAAGCCAGACATAAGGACGCCCCCGTAGTCTTTGGCTAGTTTCGTCATTGGAATATTCCTAGTCCCGTACTTTTTCAGTACCATCTTTCCTAGAATGCTTCCCGGTGCTGCGTGAATCACTATCCTGTGAACCACTCCCCCGCCAAGCGCTTCAGGCAAAAGCCAAAGGTCTGAAAGACTCTCGCGCACAGCGGTAAGGGAGAAGCCCGAAGCCCGGTAAATAGTCCCGTCTCCGCATTGCGTCCCATCGCTAAACGAAAGAATCCATTTAATGTGCTTTGCGTTCTTTTTTAACAGCCGAAAGGCAATCGCCATACATCGACTTTCGGAGTTGCGGGGTAACAGTTCGCTAAACGCCATCCGGTTTAGTTCCATCATTTCGTTCCATAAGCAGGGGTTGCCGCAGCTGTCTACCACTAATGGCAATACCTTGCGCTTATCCATCGGCGGGCCAAAAGACATAACGCCTCCTAGCGTACCGTCTAAGAAGCACCCAAAGTGCAATTGGCTGTTCCCGCCAACTTTCCCGCTATAATGAAACTTCTTAACAAAGGCATTTGCAGCCTTTGAAGGGATAACCTTTACCTGTATGTCCTTTGCGCGGCCCACTATCTTTGCCCGTTTGAAGTCACCACCAAAAGGTACAGGGCGTTTCCATTCCCATTTTCATTGCCGAACGTTTCCGCATATTTGAACTCATCCGTTTTCTTCATTTCTGCCATCGCCTCTTTTATCTTTTCGGCCTGTTCATCGGCAAGGCTGAAGGTCATCTGCTGGAACGGTTCGCGGTCGCCATCCGGTAGATTAAATTCATCCGTTAATTCATCTTCATCGAGTCCCGACCATTCCGGTATTTCTACGTCCCAATCTTCCAAATCTCCTTCCCCCCAATCTTCCGTTAAAAATGGTGCATCCCATTCCGAAGTATCACTAGTAGCATTATCCGCCAACGCCAATTCTTTCCGCTTAGGGTCATCAAGTTTTAAATCGGTGCGCTTGACCACAACCAGTTCCGTTCCGTCCGTTTCAACGATTCGGGTAGGGATGCCTAACGCCTCAGCTTGTTCCATTACGCCGTTCCCGGCAATAAGGTAGTCTTCGCTGTCAATTAAGACGCTACGGCCTGCCCCTAGCTTTTGGAGCGACTTGTTTATCAGTTCCTTGTTTCGGTCTGAATGTTTACGGTAATTCTTTGGGTCTTGTTTCATGCCGCCATTTGTTCCCGCCCCATACACAAGTCAAGATACACCCGCCATTCGTCGCTGACTGACTTGGTTTGCATCTGCTCGACAATAGGGTTGAATGATTTCTTAAGAATGTAGTAGTACCTGTCCCTGGTGGTTAGTTTGCCGTAGTAGGCAACGTCCGCAAAGTTCAGGTTGTACGTTTCGTGTATCTGCCGTAGGGACTTAATCTTACCCGCCCGCAGGGAGCCGATGTAAAAGAAGAATAGCCCGATCTCCCCTAAGGAGTGGGCGTTAAGTTTCTTAAGGTAGTCAGATAGTCCGCCGTCAGGGAAGTCCTCACGTAAGCACTTGGCTACTTCGGCCCGACTCTTAACCCCGGAAAGGCGCAATGCCTCCCGGTAATGGGCTAGGGCGAACTCCCGCAGGGGTAGCTCAATAATTCGTATCCAATTCATCCGGTTTGTTCTAATGCACACTGTAACGCCCCGCTAAGATATAGCCGGTCGTTTCCCGTTCTGTTGGAAAATTACACACGGGGTTAATTACCCCCTACCTGAACCTCTTTTACCCATTTTACGAAATGTTCACCAATGCTTTTATAGCTGGCGTCCGGTTCTTCTCCCTCAGTTTTTTTAAAGTGACCCTCGTTTACAAGGTCCTTAGTCGCCGCCGCTAGCCCCGCCAATGCGTTCAGCTCGTACGGTCCTATGCAATCCCTGAACCGCTCAATTGCGGCCTCTGCTAAAATATCCCTCATGTCGTTTGTTTACTAATGCGACCGAAAGGTAATACTTTAAAGTTAGACATGTCTAACAAATATTTTAGGCACAAAAAAAGCCGCGCCAATTAAGGCAGGGCTTGATTAGTGAATGTTGTATCGGCGTTCGTTATTCGCCCAGGGTAAAGTCATCCGTTAGCTTGTCTCCTATCATTTCGTAAAGGCTAACAATGCCCTCAACTATCTTGATACGTCCGCTGCTATTAGAAAACGATGGAAGGGATGCGTACCCGAACATCTTTGCAACGTCCTTGTCTGTTATGCCTAAACGCTTTTTTAGGCGCTTGTACTTTTGCTCTGTGGTCATGGTTGTTATTTAAATTAGTCGCGATTCTTAATAAAATCTTCTGTCCATTGCTTCGCTTCTTCCTCTGTCTTATTTGTCTGTCCACATATCTCGGATAGGTATGGGTAGCAAATTCCATCTGAACCAATTATGGTTCCAAATTTTGCACTCCCGTAGTAATCGCTTACTTCACGAAAAATATTGCAGTCGGCTTTGGCATTAACGGAGCCTTGTATAAGTTTTTTTCTTGCCTGCTGAATAATAGTATTCATTGATTTTGATTTCATCTTTTTTACATTGTTTTCCATGTAGTATTGTTTAATTACTGACATGTGGTTAGCGAAGTTGATTAAAGAACCCGCTATTCTCCTTTTCAAGTTCGGACGCGGTGAGGGAAGAAGGAATCCATCGTTTCTTAGGTAGTGGCGTTCCTTCATGGTTGTAGTACGTGTGTCTTT